TATCTGGATTATCTAATAACACTGGAAGTGCAAGATTAATAGCAACTTTAAATAAAATTAAAATTTCAAATAAAATTAAAAATAAAGTAAGAATTAATTCTATTATTGTCAATAAATCCAAATATGCATCTTCTGGAATAGGGTCAACTACTTTAAATGATGGATTATCTTATGGTAATTATGGATATGGTTTAAGAGTTCAAGATCCAGAGTTGTGCTTATTGGTTCCAGATGTAACCAAAGTGTATGGAGTTTTTGAATCTTCGGATACTACAGATCCAAAATTACCAAAATTAGCACTATTCAATTTAACTGGTTCTACAGGAAGGGTTGATGATTTATTAATTGGAGAGGAATTTGTTGGTAAAGAAAGTGGAGCAGTAGGTCTATATGTTAGTAAAATTAATAGTTCAAATTTAGAATTTGTTTATTTAAATGATTTAAGATTTACCATAAAAGAAACTATCGAATTTGCAGAAACCAATATTACTGGAACAATTCAAACATTTACTAATGGCGATTTAAATATTTTAAATAAGTATTCTTTAGATTCTGGGCAAAGAGAAACTATTTGTGATTATTCCAGATTAATAAGAAAAACTGAAACTGGAGAACCTAAGAAAAAAATTAAAATTATATATGAATCTGCACAATACTCATCTTCAGATACTGGAGATATTACAACAATATCTTCATATAATCAGTTAGATTTTTGTACCTTACCAGAAGTTAGGAACAATTTACGTCTTACTGATATTGTTGATATCAGACCAAGAGTTTTGCCATTTGATGCAACTTCAACTGGATCTTCACCATTTGAATTTAATTCAAGATCATTTTCTGATACATATAATTCAGCAAAATATGTATTAGCATCTGGAGAATCTTTATTATTAAATTATTCGTATTATTTGCCAAGAATTGATAAAATTTCTTTGAATAAAAATAGAACTTTCCAATTAACTACAGGAGTTCCTTCAGATACTCCCGTGGCACCTGATACAAATGATGATGCTTTGGAAGTTGCTACAATTTATCTTCCACCATATATTTGTAATCCTAAAAATATATCAATATCTTTATCTGAGCATAAAAGATATAGAATGAGAGATATTGCCGTTCTTGAGCAAAGAATAAAAAATCTTGAATATTATACTGCACTATCATTATTAGAATCTAAAACTGAAAACTTACATATTCCAGATAATAATGGACTTAATAGATATAAGTCTGGAATTTTTGTGGATAACTTTACTTCAACAGAGGCCCAATTAAAAATTGGGCAGGTAACAAATAGTATTGATACTGTAAATTCAGAATTAAGACCTTCACCATTTACTACACAAATTGATTTGTTACTGGGAACAAAAAATGTTCTTGGAATTGGCACTCAATCACCATCAGAGTATGATACAAAATTTGCCAATGATATAATTGGTAGTAATATAAAAAGAACTGGGCAATTGCTCACTTTAGATTATACAGACTTTTTGGAAGTTAAAAATCCATTTGCAACAAGAGTTGAAAACGTGACGCCTTTCCTAGTCACAAATTATATGGGAAGAATTGAATTATTCCCATCTTCAGATATTTGGATTGATCAAGTAAGATTGGAGCCACAAAGAATAAATGTTGACAATTATACAGAAACTAGAAAGCAATTAGAAGTATCTGGATATGATCCACAAACAGGATTAAGTCCTGTAAATTGGGGAGCATGGAATATTACTTGGACTGGTAGTACTAGTACTGTAGCAAATACTACTGTACAAACTGGATCAAGTTCATCGAGTAATGGATGGGCTACGGTCATCACAAATTCATTCCAAAACACAGAAACTACAACAGTTGTTAGAACTGGTACACAAACCAGGAATGGGACACAACTTCGTTTGGGTGAACAAACTACTACAATCAGTGAAGGTGATAGGGTAGTAAGTAATGATATTATCCCATTTATGAGGTCTAGAAATATTGAATTTACTGGAAGAAAATTTAAACCACTTACTAGAGTATATGCTTTCTTTGATGGTATTGATGTCAATAAATTTGTTGTTCCAAAATTAATTGAAATTTCCATGATTAGTGGTAAATTCAATGTTGGTGAAATTATTACTGGATCAATGTCTACAGGAACAGTAACTGAAAATAATAATACAACAGCATCTATAACTTTTAGAGTTGCTCAATCTAATCACAAATATGGACCAATTACATCACCAACTCAAATTTTTGAGTCTAGTCCATATGACGAAACTTACACAATTCCTTCAGAATATTCAACATCATCAATTATTTTAAATGTTGATACTACATCTCTGTCAAATATGACAGATGGTTTATATAGTGGATTTATTCAAAATGGGATGAGGTTAAGGGGTGAGGAAGGGGAAGCTGAAATCGTATCCGTAAGATTATTTACCGATAATAGTGGAGTAATAATTGGATCATTCTTTGTTCCAAATCCAAATATATTAACAAATCCTTCATTCGAAACTGGTATTAAAATATTTAAATTGACAAGCAGTTTAACTAACAGTCTTTTGGATGATCCTAGTGGAACTCAAGGTGATGAGCAATATTTTGCCCAAGGAACAATTAATAATGTACAAGAAACTATCAGATCTACTAGAAGTCCAAGATTTGATACAATTGCGGTAAGTGAGACTACTGCTGCTACACCAGATGTACAAGTTTCAAATGTTGTAACTAGTAGCACCTCAACTCAGGTAATACCATTCCCACCACCACCACCACCAGATCCACCATCACCACCACCAGAACCAACACCAGAACCAACACCAGTACCAACACCAGATCCACCAGTACCAGTGGCTCCGCCAGTACCAGTGGAACCACCAGTACCACCAGTAGATCCACCAGTAGATCCACCACAACCAAGAGGAAAAGATCCTCTTGCACAATCATTTGCAATTAATAATGATGTTGGCGTATTTGCAACTAAAATTGATTTGTATTTTAGAACAAAGGATGACACCTTACCATTATTGGTTCAATTAAGATCTATGGCAGCTGGAGTTCCTTCAGCAGAAGTATATCCATTTGGTGAAGTGTTTCTTGATCCATCACAAATAAATGTATCTGGGGATGCATCTTTACCAACACAAGTAACTTTCCCATCTCCCGTTTATTTAAAACCAGGAGTTGAACATGCTATTGTATTAATATCTCAATCAAATGAATATACAGCGTGGATTTCTAGAATGGGTGAAATTGATGTAACCACATTAAATCAACCAGAATCTAGACAAATTACAGTATCTGCCCAACCATTACTAGGTTCACTATTTAAATCACAACAGGGATCAACTTGGAATCCAAGTCAATATGAAGATTTGAAATTCAATCTTTATACTGCAAGGTTTAAAGGGAATACTGGATCAGTCTCATTCTATAATCCAGAATTGAGTAAAGGAAATGCACAAATTGCAACCTTAATAAAGGATCCTTTAGAATTTAACTCCAAAAAATTAATTGTAACTTTAAACAATACATCGAATGTAAGTGGACTGAATTTGGGTAATACAGTTATCCAGACAAATACAAATGCTTCTGCAAATTATGTTGGAGCTGGTGGTTCTGCAACTGGAACATTAAATATTGTCAATTCTGGTATTGGATACACACCCTCGAATGGATCAAATTATACATTTAATAATGTACAATTAACTTCTTTGACTGGTAATGGTAAAAATGCTACTGCTAATATCACAGTAAATGCTGGAGTTGCAATTGGTGCTACAATTTCAAATGGAGGATCTGGTTATCAAATTGGCGATATTCTTACTGCAGTTCAAGTAGGATCTCAAACATTAGGGAGAAATCTTAAACTATCCTTAAGTAATATATCTGGAATAAATGAATTGATTTTAGATCAAGTTCAAGGAGATTTTGAAATAAGTCTGACCAAAAATATTCGGTATATTAATAATACTGGAATAACCACGTTAGTTACTACTTCAGGATCAAATGCATTAGTTAATAATATTGAATTATATTCCCAAGAAAATGATGGATTACACATAAAAGTTTATCATAAAAATCATGGTATGCATTCAAATGTAAACCAGGTTATTATTCAAGATGTAGATTCTGACATTTTACCATCGACAATAACTGTCAATTATTCCAATGCAGACTCTGGAAGTATTAGTATTGCTGATACTTCAAACTTTGCCGAATTTGAATCTGTTTCTGTTGGAGCAACAAATCCTGGATATGTGTTAATTGAAAACGAAATTATATCTTATAGTGGTGTTTCTAACGGACAATTAATTAATATTACTAGAGGAATTGATCAGACAAGATCATATAGTTATCCAAGTGGAACTATTATTAAAAAATATGAGAATAATAATATTTCTTTGAGAAGAATTAATAAAACTCACAATTTACAAGATTCTACAGTTACAAACTCTATAGGATTGGATTATTATTATTTAAAATTGGATATGTCTTCTAATGGTGTTGATAGAAGTGTTGGAACATCTTTCCCCAAATTGTTTATTGATCAAACCAAATCAACTGGTGGTTCTAATATTCATGCAACACAAAATATTCAATTTGAACTTGTTAAACCAATTTTACAAACTTTGGTTTTACCAAAAACTGATATTAAAGGTGAAATAAAAACAATCTCTGGAACTAGTATAAGTGGAAATGAAGAATCATTTGTAGAAAAAGAATATGTTCCTTTAAATTTAAACGAGGAAACTTATTTTGATAGTCCAAGAATAATTGCATCCAAAGTAAATGAATCTGAGCAATTAGATGCATTAATTGGAAACAAATCTATGACTATAAATTTAAATCTTTCTACTGTTGAACCATCTTTATCACCAGTTATTGATTTAGATAGAACTGGATTGGTATTAGTTTCAAATAGAGTTAATAAAATTGTTACTGACTATGCTTCTGATGGAAGAGTTGCCACAATTGTAAAAGATCCAACTGCATTCATATATGCAAATAATCCAATCAGATTAGAAAATTCGGCAACTTCAATCAAGGTGTTATTGTCTGCTTATGTAAATACATACAGTGATGTAAGAGCATTTTATGCAGTATCAAATAATTTAGATAGTGAATTAATTTATTATCCATTCCCAGGGTACTCAAATATTGATATTAATGGTAATGTTATTGATATTGCAAATAATGATGGGTCTTCAAACAAATTGGTACAACCAACTGATATACTCTCATATAAATCAGACAATTTAATCTTTAGAGATTATGAATTTTCTATTGATAACCTACCACAATTTAGGTATTTTAGCGTAAAACTTTTAGGAACATCCACAAATCAAGCATTCCCACCAAGAATAAAAGATTTAAGAATTATAGCTCTGGCATAATTATGGAAAAAATTTACGCAAAAGTTGAAGGTCACAGTCATTTAGTACGTGACCTTAATACAAATGCAATTATTAATATGGATATTCAAGAATACCATTCTTATCTTTCATTGAGAAATATTAAGAGAAATGAAATTGGTCGAATTGATAAAATTGAAAATAATTTAAATGAATTAAAGTCTGACATTAATGAAATAAAATTATTATTACAAAAATTGACCAATGGATCCTGATAATATTAAATTAACCAGTATGAATAAATTATTTGAATATGAAAGATTATCCAGAAATATAGATAATATAGATGATATTGGATCTTTGAGAAATCTTGCAAAATCCTACATTAAATTATATTTTTTTCAGCAAGAAATACTCTCTAACTTAGGAGAACTGTAAATGGCACAACCAGCATCAAGACAAGACTTAATAAATTATTGTAAAAGAAAACTTGGTTATCCTGTTTTGGAAATAAATGTTGCTGATGAGCAAATTGACGATCTTGTTGATGATGCAATCCAATACTTTCAAGAAAGGCATTTTGATGGTGTTGGTCAAGTTTATTTAAAGTACAAAATAACTCAAGCAGATATTGATAGGGGAAGAGCAACGAGAGGTGGAGTAGGAATTGCTTCAACTTCAGCAACAGCAACGATTGCAGGAACTCCAACAACATTTGATTATTTTGAAACTAGCAATTATTTGCAAGTTCCTCCATCAATTATTGGCATTAATAAAATTTTTCGTTTTGAGGGGTCGAGTAGCATTTCCAGCGGAATGTTTAGTATTAAATACCAATTATTTTTAAACGATCTTTATTATTGGGGATCTACTGAACTTTTAACTTATTCTATGGTTAAGAGGTATCTTGAGGATATCAATTTCCTCTTAACGACAGAAAAACAAATTAGATTTAATCAAAGATCTGATAGATTATATTTGGATGTTGATTGGGCTTCAGTAACAGTTGGTGAATTCTTAGTTATTGATTGTTATAGAGCACTAAATCCAAACGATTCTCCAAGAGTTTGGAATGATTCTTTTTTAAAACCCTATCTTACTGCATTAATTAAACGTCAATGGGGTCAAAATTTAATTAAATTTCAAGGAGTTAAACTTCCTGGTGGTATAGAACTTAATGGACGCCAATTATATGATGATGGACAAAGAGAATTGGATGAAATTATGAATAAAATGTCCTCAACATACGAATTACCACCTTTAGATATGATAGGTTAATAATTATGACTCTTAACCCATTTTTTCTTCAAGGATCTTTTGGTGAGCAAGGATTAGTTCAAGATTTAATTAATGAACAACTTAGGATGTATGGTATAGAAGTATATTATATACCAAGATCATATGTTAATGAAAAGAAAATTATAGAAGAAGTAAATATTTCTGAATTTTTATATGCATTCCCATTAGAAGCATATTTGGAAAATTATGACGGATATAATAACACTGGAACTATACTATCAAAGTTTGGTGTACAAGAACTTGATGATTTGACTTTAACAATATCAAAAGAAAGATATGAATTGGCTGTAAAACCATTAATTCAGGATAAAGATAATGTAAAGTTGACTGAAAGACCTAAAGAAGGTGATTTAATTTATTTTCCATTGGGAGATAGATTATTTGAAATTAAGTATGTTGAACACGAAAAACCATTTTACCAATTACAAAATAGATACACATACCAATTAACATGTGAATTGTTTGCATATAATAATGAAGTAATAGATACCAATCTGGAGTTTATAGATGATAATGTACAAAATGAAGGTTATATCCAATCTTTACAAATGGTTGGTATTGGATCTACTGCAAGGGCAATAACAACTATTGTAAATGGTGGAGTTAGAACGGTTACAATTTTAAATCGTGGATCTGGATATACCTCACCACCAGTAGTTGCTTTTTCATCATCCCCAAGTGCTCGTGGAACTGCAACAGGCATTTCTTCAATGATTAGTGGTATTATTGATTTTTGTGAACCAAATAAAGATCTATCAAGAGTTCAATCAGTAAATATAATAAATCCAGGATTTGGTTATACTATTGCACCGAAAATCAATTTTATTGGTGGAGAAGGATCTGGAGCTAATGCAACTTCAAACATTGGAAACGGTGTTATAGGAATTATTACTGTTACTAGTGGTGGATATGGGTATATTAATCCACCGACAATTTCTTTTGTTGGTGTAGGAACTACGGTTGGACATATTCAAGCGTCTGCAATTTCAAATATAACTACAACTGGAGAAATATCTCAAATTTTAATTACAAATGCTGGTTTGGGTTATTTAAGTACTCCAACTATCATAATTTCTCCACCAGAAAGTATGACAGAAAATGGTGGATATGTATTAAACGAAATTATTGTAGGTAGTTCCAGCAGTGTTACGGCAAAAGTAAAATATTGGGATCCAACTAACAGAATTTTAAATGTGTCAGATTTATCTGGATTATTTGTTCCAACAGAATATATTGTTGGGCAACAATCTGGAGCTAGTTATAAATTTAAACAGATAAATACTGATAGCCAATCTGGTGGCGGATACGCACAAAATTCTGAAATTCAAGAAGAAGCAAATTCTATTTTAGATTTTAGTGAAAAAAATCCATTTGGAACTCCTTAATTTAATTTAAAAAAATGTTTGATCATTTTTATCACGAAATTTTTAGAAAAACTATTGTAGCTTTTGGAACTTTATTCAATGGCATTACAATTCATAGGACAGAAGATGCTTCTGGAAAAATTGATTCGATTATAAAAGTTCCATTGGCATATGGACCAACACAAAAGTTTTTGGCAAGATTAGAGCAAGAACCTGATTTAAATAAGCCAGTTCAAATTACATTGCCAAGAATGTCATTTGAATTTATTGGATTAAATTACGATTCAACAAGAAAGTTAGCAGCAACTCAGTCATTTTCAGCATCAATCAAAACAAATAATACTGATATAAGAAAGACCTATATGCCAGTTCCATATAACATGGAATTTGAACTTTCTATTATGACATTAATAAATGACGATATGCTTCAAATAATTGAACAAATTCTTCCATATTTTCAACCTTCTTATAATTTAACAATTGATTTAGTATCGACAATAGGGGAAAAAAGAGATATTCCAATAACATTAGAAAATATAGGGATGCAAGATAATTATGAAGGAGATTATACAACAAGAAGATCTTTAATTTATACTTTAAAATTTGTTGCTAAAACATATCTTTTTGGACCAATTTCTGGATCAGATTCTACAAAAGATATTATTAAAAAAGTTTCTATTGGTCTTGCTGGTGGAGAATATTCTGGAACATCATCAAGAAATGTTATATATTCATCTGAAGCAAAGGCAACCAAAAATTATACTGGAAATATCACAACTTACCTATCATCAGATATTGAATTAAAATCTTCATTAATTTCTGTAGAAGATTCTACAAATATTCCAGCAAATTCATATATTACTATAAACGATGAGACATTATACGTTAAATCAAAAACTAATAATGATCTAACTGTTGTTAGAGGATACTATTCAACTACAGCATCAGATCACGTTGCTGGTAGTGCTATTTTATTAATAACTACAGCAGATAATGCTTTGATACCTTTTGGAGATGATTTTGGATTTGATGGGGAAATAAATGGATAATAAATTTAAAGATTTGGATGACACATTTAATGTAGAAACTGAAGTTGTTGAAGATGATCAAGTTAAAATAAAAAAAACATCATTATCAAAAGAATCAACTGCAACTAATGATGTTAGAAAGGATTACGAATATACGAGAGGAAATTTATATTCTATTATTGAGAAAGGGCAAGAAGCATTAGACAATGCTCTTGAATTGGCAGTTGAAAGTGGTCAACCAAGAGCTTATGAAGTTGTTGGGCAATTAATTAAAAATGTTTCTGATACCACAGATAAGTTATTAGATTTGCAAAAAAAACTTAAAGGTATTGAAGATACTTCAATTACAAAATCCCAAACAAATGTCACTAATAATGCATTATTTGTTGGGTCTACTGCAGACTTATCAAAATTTCTAAAATCTACTAGAAATTCTTTATCTGAATAAATAAAAAAAAGTGTAGATAAAATGTCAAAATTGAAATCCCACAAAACTGTAGCACAGATTGCAAAGAAACATCGTATGGATGTCTCGGATATTCAGAAGCAATTGGATATGGGGGAACCAATTGAGCATGAGCACACTAAAGATCATACACTTGCTATGGATATTGCTCTTCAGCATTTAGATGAAATTCCAGATTATTACACTCGCTTAAAAAAAATGGAAGCAGACGCTAAAAAGGAACATTCAAAATTTAAGGACGTAAAAGAATCTATGGACGAACAAAGATATTGTCCTTTATGTGACAAAAGAGAAACTAGATCTGAATGTTCTTATGGAGAAAAGGCATGGGATAAAGTTTCAGTAAAAGATCACGAATATTCCATGGTACGTTCAGAACTTGATACTTTAGTGAAGGCAGCAGAAAGAATTAAAAAGAAAGTTGGTAAGGGTGAAGGTAGTTTGGAAGCATGGGTACAATCAAAAATTACTAAAGCAGCAGATTATATTGATACAGCAGCAGATTACGTTGCAAGTGGTGAGATGGAAGAATCATTTACGATAGATCCAGCAGCACATAAAGTAGCAGCAAAAAGAAGAAAGATTGAAGCATTAACTACATCACCAAATCCAAACG